GGGCAGATCGCCGCCGACGCCGCCCGCGCCATGGAGCGGGCCCGCCGCAATCTCTGAACTGGGCAATCTCTGACGGATCGACAGATGAGCGGCTTTCACGAAGTTCAGTTCCCGCCGGACATCTCCTACGGGGCGTCCGGCGGCCCCGGCTACTCAACCACCGTGGTGACGACAGTTTCGGGACACGAGCGGCGCAACGCCAACTGGGCCGCCGCGCGGGGCAAATGGAACGTGGCGCACGGCCTGAAGAAACGCGATCAGGTGGCCGCCCTCATCGCCTTCTTTCGCGCGCGACGCGGGCGTGCCTACGGTTTCCGCTTCAAGGACTGGACCGACTTCCAGGCCTTCGCGCAGGTCATCGGGGTCGGCGATGGCACGACCACGACCTTCCAGCTGGTCAAGCATTATCCAAGCGGCGGCGAGGTCGAGACCCGGGTCATCACCAAGCCCGTTCCCGGAACGGTGAAGATCTACCGCGACGGCGTCGAGGCGGTCTCGGGCTGGAGCGTCAACACGGCGACCGGCCTCGTGACCTTCACCGTCGCCCCCGTATCCGGCGTCCAGGTGACGGCGGACTTCGAGTTCGACGTGCCCGTCCGCTTCGACAGCGATCAGATGGACCTCACGATCGAAACCTATCAGCTCGGCAGTTGGGGCCAGATCCCGGTGCTGGAGATCAGACCATGAAATCGACTTCGGCAGCCCTCGCGGCGCACCTCGCCGGACCGGTGACAACGCTCGCCACCTGCTGGCGCATCTCGCGCGTTGACGGCAAGGAGTTCTTCTTCACCGACCACGACCGGGATCTGTCGTTTGAGGGCAACGTCTACAAGGCGAGTTCCGGCTATTCGCGCACGGCCATCGCCAACGATGCGAGCCTGAGCGTCGACAATCTCGACGTCGAGGGCGTCTTCGACAGCGCGTCGATCACCGAGGAGGAGCTGCGCGCGGGGCTCTTCGATCAGGCCGAGGTGCGGATCTTCCTCGTCAACTGGGCGGACCCCGCCATGGGTGCTCTTCGGATGCGCCGCGGCTGGTTCGGCGAGGTCGTGCTGACCGAGCAGGGCATTTTCCGGACCGAACTGCGCGGCATGACCCAAGCGCTGCAGCAACGCATCGGCGAACTCTACAGCCCGGAATGCCGCGCCGATCTCGGAGATCATCGCTGCAAGGTGCCGGTCAATCCGCCAGAAATCGCCCGGTCGACGGCGTACTCCGTCGGTGACGTGGTGCGCGTGCGCACGACCGGCACGCCGGTCAGCTTCGCGCTGCCGATCGTCAACGGCAGCTTCGAGGCGGATGGCGCCGGCGACGGCTCCAGCTTCACGCCCACCGGATGGACGAAGGTGTCCGGCGACTGGGACGTGCACGACGCTGGCAACGGCAGCCTGGCGCCTGCGGCCGGGAGCTTCTACCTGGAAGGCGGAAGCTCGGCATCGGGCGAGCTGACCCAATCAATCGACCTCGTCGCATCGGGTCTGGATCCACTGCAGATCGACGCGGACGCCTACCGGCTGGACGCATCGGTGAGCCGGGCGAATTCGTTTCCGGATGACTTGGGGCGGGTCGTCATCGAAGCGCTGGACGGCTCGTCGAACCTGCTCTCAACGCTTCTCGACACGGGCTTCGAGGTGATCCTGCCCGAAGACAGCTGGGTTCAGCGGGGCGTTTGGCAGGCGCAGCTGCTGGTGGGAACCAGGTTTCTCCGCTTCCGGCTCCTGCACCAGCTCGCGGCCGGCAGCCAGTCGAACGCGGCCTTCGACGCCGTCATGGCAACGATCACGGACACGACGGCATCAGTACCAACTTCGGCGGATTTCGAGAACCGCGTCTATCGCTGCGTGACGGCCGGAACGACCGCATCCGAGCCACCGACCTTTGACACCGCCATCGGCGCGCAAACCGCCGATGGCGGTGCGGTGTTCGAGGCCGAGGAAGCCTGGAGCCGGTCGGGCATCGTGACGGCAGTCACCGACCGGGCCGTCTTCAATGCCACGCTCGATGAACCGCGAGCGGTTGATGGCTGGTTTGCTGGCGGTGTGCTGACCTGGGAGACCGGCGCCAATGCCGGTCGCTCCATCGAGGTCAAGGGCTGGATCCAAGGCAGCGGGTGGATCGAGCTGTTCCTGCCATTGGGATACGCGATCGAGCCCGGCGACGCCTTCCGCGTTCATCCCGGCTGCGACAAGCGGCTCGACACCTGCATCGACCGCTTCGCCAACGTCCTGAACTTTCGCGGCGAACCCTACGTGCCGGGCCAGGATGCCATGATGAGCTATCCCGATGCACGCTGACCGCCCACCATCAGCGACCGCCACCGCGATCGGGGATCTGGCCGATGCGATCGTCGCCGAAGCGCGAACATGGCTGGGTGTTCCCTGGCGACACCAGGGGCGAAGCCGCGCCGGTGTTGATTGCGCGGGGCTCGTGGTCCTTGTCGCGCGGGCGCTCGAACTCGCCGACCACGACAGCACGGCCTATGGGCGCCGCGCGCAGGGACAGGGCTTCGTCGAGCACTTTCGCGGGCACATGGACGGCATTGCCGTCATACAAGCGAAGCCCGGTGACGTCCTCGTCTTCGCCGATCAGGCTTATCCCTGCCATTGCGGCTTTCTGACGGAACGGCTCGAACGGCCGCATCTTCTGCACGCGCACGCGACGCGCAGGCAGGTGATCGAGGAACCCTATGCCGGCGAATGGCCTGCCAAGATCAAGTTCGCATTTCGCTTTCGCTCTCCCGGATCCTGACCTCCCATGGCCATTCTCGTCGCAGTGGGCGGGGCCGCGCTCGGCTCCGCGGTCGGCCTCGGCTGGCAAGCCGGCTGGCTCGTCGGCTCAGTGGTCGGCAGCCTCTTGTTTCCCGCCAAGGGGCAGAACGTCACAACCGAGGGTCCCCGTCTCGGAGACTTGACCGTTTCCTCGTCCGCCTATGGCGCATCGATCGCCATCGGCTACGGCACCTTGCGCATGGCCGGCAACATGATCTGGTCCTCCGGCATTCGCGAGCAGCAGAACGTCACCCGGACCCGCTCAGGAGGTAAGGGCGGCGGCGGAGCCACCCAGACCTCGGTCACGTATTCGTACTTCGCGTCCTTCGCCCTTAGCTTCGGCGAAGGGCCGGCTGAGGACGTGCTTCGGATCTGGGCGGACGGCAAACTCATCTACGACAAGACCGGCGCAAGCCCCGACGTCGCCAAAGCGGATCTCAAGTTCCGTTTCCATTCCGGCGCGGAGGATCAGCTGGCCGATCCGCTTATCGAAACGCACGTTGGCGCGGGCCGCGCGCCCGCCCATCGGGGTCTTGCCACCATCGTCTTCGAAGATCTGGCGCTCGCGGACTTCGGCAACCGCATCCCGAACATCACGGCCGAGATCACCTACCAGCGGGCGGCGCAGCAGCCTTACCAGCTGCTCGATTTCATCACGACGGGCGAAGGCGGATATTTCGGCACCTACCAGATAGACGATCTGGCCGTCGATTGGCGCCGCGGATACGGCTACTTCCTGGACAGCGACGTCAACGCCGCCGAGGCCGGGATCCGCCGCTTCAGCCTGCGGACCATGAAAGAAGACCGCCAGGCGCGGATGACGGACATCACGGCCGTCGCGCCGAACAACTTCCCGAGCACGCTGTTCTGCGGCGAGGACGGCCACCTCTATGTCGTGACCGGATCGAGCAACTCACGCCCGATCCTGCGCATCGAACCGAACGCCCTGAAGGAGGTCGGTCGCTTCGGCTCCACCAGCAACGGCCTGACCAACTCGACCCTGCGGTTCGTCGCCACGACGTGGATGGGGATGCTTTCAGCCTACGGCCCCTCTGGCCGCGTCGACTTCGTTCTCACCGGATCGCTCTTCGACGATGTCGGACTCATCCGTGCCGACACCATGGGCTATGTCTGGGGCGCCGGGCAGAGCGTCACCGAGCCTCGCGTTCGGGGCGTCATTGGTGGTGAGGTCGGCGAAGGCTTCGGGGATGGCTGGATCCTCGGCAGCGGGACGAGCACGAACCATGGAAGCCTCGGCCTCTATCGCCTGCGGGTCTCCGCGCTGGCAGGGTACGACGGCCTCACCGGCCAATCCCTCGGTGTCACCTTCGAGAAGGTCGCCACCTTCTCGCCATCGGACGTCGAGAGCGGCGCCACCGGCTTCTACGGCAGCGCGGGCGGGCTCACCTACGACACGACCGACGACAGCGTCATCTTTCAGGCGCGCATCTCGAACGGGGGATCACCCGGCGCGATCTATACGCTGAAATGGCGCAGCGACACCGGCATCGTCTGGAAGACGGTCGTTCCGATCCAGATCAACTACGAAGGACCCTACTTCGGTCAGAGCCGGTTGCGCGGGCAGCGTTGGACGCTGATGCGGGGCACGCGCGTCATCCAGCTGGACACCGCCACGGGCGCTCTGGTCCTGAATGAGATTTGGCCGGGTGCGGTCAGCGAAGGCGGCGCTCAGGTTTACGATGCTGTCACCGACACGCATCTGGTCCGCGGCAGCCAGGGCTGGGCGAAGCTCTTCCTCAACCGCGGCGGCGGTGGTGGAGAGACGCTCTCCGGCCTCGTCTCCGACCTATGCGCCCGTGCCGGCCTTGGTCTGTCCGATATCGACGTCGCCGATCTCGGGGCGACGGTTCCCGGCTATGTCATCGGGCGGCAGACCACCGTGCGGGGCGCGATCGAGCCGCTGGCACAGGCCTATTTCTTCGACGCTGCGGAAAGCGACGATGCGCTGCGGTTCCGGACGCGGGGACGACCGCCCGCCGCGACCATCGACGCGGATCTTCTGCTGCCGCTGGATGAGCGGACCGGCGAAAGCTGGCGTGAGCGTCGCACGCAAGAGGTCGAGCTGCCGGAACGGGTCAGCGTCGTCTACATGGATCGCGGCGCCGACTACCAGCAGGGCACGCAGAGCGAAAAACGCACCTCCCTGCCGCTGCCGACCATGCATTCGCGCAACCAGGCCAGCGTAGAGCTGGCGCTTGCGCTGGACGCGACGACGGCCAAGCAGATCGCGGCCAAGACGCTCTACAGCGCCTGGATCGAACGCAGCGCGTACGAAGCAGAACTACCGGCCGACTGGCTGCGCCTCGATCCCACCGATGTCGTGGACGTGGTCTTCGAGTCGGGTTCGACCTTCCGGACCCGCATCACCCGTCTCGATGTCGGGGCCGATTTCTCGCTCGCGGTGAAGGGAGTCTCTCAAGCTGCCGCCACCTACGTCTCCAACGTGGCTGCCGATGGCGGCTCCGGCAAACCGGTACAGCTCGTCGGCAGTCAGGCCGCGACGCGGCTGATCCTGCCGGACCTTCCGCTGCTGCGCGATACCGATGACACCGGCGGGTCGGGGTCGCGGATCTACTACCTCATGGGCGGCTTTGGAGGCCCGGGCTGGCCCGGTGCCTCTCTCTACCGCAGCGTCGACGGCACGGCGTGGGCGCAGGTCGGTCGATCCCTGAGCGAGACGGCCTGGGGCGCCACGGCGAATGCCCTCGGCACGCCGACATCCCCGTTCGCGACCGATGAGACGAACAGCCTCACGGTGTTCATGACCACCGGCGGTGAACGGCTGGAGAGCGTCACACAGGAATCGATGCTCAGCGGCGCCAACGCGGCGCTCGTGCTCAAGGCCAACGGCGAGCCCGAGATCATCCAGTTCCGCGACGTGACGCTGAACCCGGACGGCTCATACACCCTGTCCGGGCTTTTGCGTGGCCGACGTGGCTCTGATGTCTTCGTGGACGGGCACGAGGCTGGCGAGTTGTTCGTCCTGCTCGACCCCGACGACGTGGAGACCATGGTCACCTCGCTCGGCGATCTCGATCTTCCCCGGTCCTGGAGGGCGGTCGGCTTCGGCACAATCTTCGAGGATGCGGAAACGTTGGTCGCCGGCCATACCGGCCGGGACCTCAAGCCCTATGCACCCTGGAACGTGCAGGCGGCTCTGACCGGCAATCCGGTCAACATCAGTCTCTCCTGGGTCCGGCGGACCCGGATCGGTGGCGAATTGAAGGACGGCACCGGCTTGGTCCCGCTCGGCGAGACCTCCGAGGCCTACGAGATCGACATCCTCTCCGGCCCGGGCGGCGCGGTGAAGCGGACGCTCACCGCGACGAGCCCGAACGTCGTCTACGCCAATGCCGACATCCTCGCCGACTTCGGCGTGGTCCCGTCGTCCCTGACCGTCGCCGTCTTCCAGATCAGCGCCGTCGCGGGCCGCGGCTTCCCGCGCACCGTCACATTGGAGATCAACTGATGCCCAGCCCCAATCTGGCCGTGACCCATGTCGCGGCCGCCCAGAACCAGAAAGAGGTCACGATCAACGACGCGGTCGATGCCCTCGACAACGCCATGAATCAGGCACTGTCGGTGGCGATGGCCGACGCCAACCTGACGCTGACTGGCACCCAAGCCAACCGTAACGGTCTGATCATCCTCACCGGCACGCTGACGGCATCGCGCATCCTGACGCTGCCCGCCAATCACCGGCGGCTCGCGATCCGAAACGCCACCAATGGCGGCCAGGACGTCCGCGCCAAATATGCGGGCTCCGGCGCGGAGGTCATCATCGTTCCGGGCGCGACGGTGCTGGTTCAGGGCAATGGCAGCGATCTCTACGGTGTCGGCGGTGGCGCTGGTGCATTGGGTGATCTCACCGACGTCTCCGTCGCCGGCGCCGCCAACGGCGACGTCCTCCAGTTCAATGGCGCTGCGTGGGGCGCCACAGGCGTCGGCATCTTCAACCGCGCTCTGCTGCCCTTCCGGGGCGCGCTGCTGCGACGCTCGACCAATTTCAGCGTCGCGACGACCGGCGTCTACGTCGCCGTGCCCTGGCAAAGCGCCGAGTACGACAGCGACGCATTCTGGGATGCCGGACAGCCCTCCCGCCTGACCATTCCCGCCGGGGTGACGAAGGTCCGGATCGTCGGCAACATCGAGTGGCAGACCTCGCCGACCAGTCAGCTGGTCGAGGTGCGCAAGAACGGCAATAGCGTGCCGGGCGGCGGGTCCGTCATCGTGCGCGGCGACAGCGGCTACTCCAACCAGATGCGCAACCTGTCGAGCGCGGTTCTTCCGGTATCGGCGGGCGATTGGTTCGAGCTGGCGGTCTATGTCGGCACGGCCGGGGAGCTGCGCGGCCTTGAGCGCACGTGGCTTGCGATCGAGGTCGTCGAGACTGCGGATGCGGCCGATCCCCCGGCCGACATCAGCGGCTACAAGGCCGGGCAACCGGCAGCGGACGAGGTGATCGTGCGGATTCCGATAGCCCGACGCACCCGGCTGAAGATCGATCTTGCCGGCAGCCATGCCAGCGCCGAGGCCGCCGCAACCGCGAGTGCGGATTTCGACATCCGGGTCGATGGCGTGAGCAGCGCCACCATGCGCTTTGCCGCCGCCGCCACGAGCGCCACCTTCATCGCTGCCAGCGAAGCCGTGCTGGAGCCCGGCCAGGTGCTCAGCGTGGTCGCGCCATCAACGCCCGACGCCACCCTCGCCGGGATCGGGTTCACGCTGGCCGGCTCGCTGGTCCTCTGATCACTCCCGGATTGCGTCATGGACAAGGAACCAGACAGCGGTACGCTGATCGCGCTGCCAGCCGCTGAGTTTGAAGCCCTGCTGGAGCGGGCTGCCGAGACGGGCGCGCGGCGCGCCCTGCATGAGGTCGGCCTCCATGGTCAGGATGCCGCCGAGGACATCCGCGATCTTCGCTCGTTGCTCGCGGGTTTCCGCCTCGCCAAACAGACGGCGGTCCAGACCGCCGTGCGGCTGATCACCACCGGCATCCTGCTCGCCCTGATGGCCGGCATCGCCATCAAGCTGAAGCTCTTCGGGCCGACGCCTTAACCCATCCGCCCGACCCATCAGACCACCGCCCGCCCTCGTCGAGGAGCGGGCTTTTTTGTGCCTGGAGACCTGCGATGACGACCATGACTTACAAACACTGGCGCGACGTGCCCGAGCGCTCATGGCGCTGGAAGAATTTCTCCCCCGCCGAGATCGCCTGCCGGGGCAGCGGCTCCCTGCGGATAAACGAGGAAGCGCTCGACAAGCTCCAGGCGCTGCGCGACCGACTTGGCAAGCCGCTCATCGTCCGTTCGGCCTACCGCAGTCCGGCGCACAACCGTGCCGTCGGCGGCGCGCCACGCTCGAAGCACATGGACGGCACGGCCTTTGACATCGCCATGGCGAACCACGATCCGGTGGCTTTCGAGGCCGCCGCCATGAACCAGGGCGCCCACTTCCCCGT